GGCGGAATTGAAGACCGAAAGAAGGATGGTGAAGTAAGAACTGATGATATGAAGAAGACTAAAGTTAAGCATAAGGATGCATCTGCGGTTAGATCAGCTTTATTGGGGCTTAAACCAGCCGAAAGAGATAAATACATGAGACCTTTACAGAAAGATCAAAGGTCGTTTAAAAAGACTTTCAATTTTATATTGAAACAGATTAAACAATTTAGTTAAAAAACGAGGGAAATAAAATGGCATTATGGGGAGTATCAGACGCTGACGAAGCAAAACCTAAGTGGTTATCAGCAACAGATAAATCTAATACATTTGCAAGCGCAGCCGGTTGGGTGCTAAGAAGGACTGTAGGGGCTAGAACCCTAGAGGAACTTTTAGTCGCAGTTGGAAGTTCAACAGGTCTTGCAACAGATATTGGTCAAGCAGACATTTCAGCTATAGATTGGGTTACAACAGCATTTGACAAATCTGCTGGTGGAACACTATCTGCAACTGTAAGTTATAACGAAGCTGTGACTGTAACAGGTTCACCTACTTTATCAGTTACCAACGGAAACGAAGGTAGTGGATCAGGTCGTGGCCCACATGTATTAGTATACGCATCAGGTTCAACAACTAACCAACTTACATTTAGTCTTGTAATAGCAGCAGCAAACGCAGCTACTAATGCAGATGATGTATTAAGTTTTGGTGCAAATGCTGTAACTCACGCAGGTGGTTCAACAATAGTAGATACAGTTGGTGGTGGTAATGCAACCATTACTTCCGTAGCTGGTATCGGAACACTTGCTGGAACAATTACAGTAGTAGCATAATAGGAACTTAAAACATGAAAATAAAGGTTTTGGGTTCAGAAGCAGCCTGCGGGACTTCGACTACAAACGGTTCGAACTTTAGTTCGGGCACCGCTGTTCGAGTTCATAACTCAGGTGCAACGGCAAGAGTAGTTTCAGTAGAAACCTCTGCCAATGTTTTAATAGGCACATTTACACTAGGAAGTGGTGGCACAGAAATCATTCAGAAGAATGCCTCTGATGAAGTCTTCGCTGCTCACGCAGAAATACTAGGTGTTGGTGTAGCAATTTCGGCATAGGAAAAATATGAAAAAATTTAAAGATTTTATACAAGAACAATATGGTCATCAAGAAGATGCTGGTTTATCCTCGGAGCATATTCCCCACGACATCGATGACCATGATGTTAAACAAAAGATTAATGCAGTATTAGGACACACAGCAAGTTCAGAATATATGAACCCAAGAGCTGCTGTTGCTCAAATGGAAGCAAAGCTTGCACTCTTAGGTCTTAACAGTCAACAAAACTCTAATGATTTAGAGTTTGCTGAGGGGGCTGGAGAGTTTGATCTAGCATTTTCTCGATACGGTGAAATCATAGGTAAGTCTGTTGACACACCACATGATGAATTTGACCATGAAGAGAAAGTAGTAAGTCTACACGTGAGATACGAACAACTAGAAACTGGTTCGTTCAAAGTATATGGTTCTCTAGTTTAGAAACCTCGTCTCCTTGGAGACACCTACATATTAGTATATTATGAGTCTTTTTGATAAGCTAACCACTAAGAATTTTCAGCAATTTGCTATCAAGCATTATGACGATCCTCAGTGCGCTGACATAGAGGACTTTCAAGAAGACTTACGTCGATTCAGATACCTCAAACGACTTCTCCACAGATACCATGAAAATGGTGAAATGAGAGAACGTCTCATGTTAAACCACCTTATCTGTTTGTTCAATGTTTTTGGATTTGATCCTTGTATGAGGATGTTAAGATTCAAAATCAAGGAACAGGGATATTGGTCGTCCATAAAAACTATGCTACTTTACCTCGAATACGTAGAAGAGGGCTGGGAAGTAGACATTCCTATCGATGAGGCACTTGCTTCAAGATTACGTGATCTTTAAGCTGGTGTAGCTCAGTTGGTAGAGCAATAGTTTTGTAAACTATAGGTCGTCAGTTCAAGTCTGACCACCAGCTCCATGGCTCAGAAATCATAAATAGTATTATGGTAGGAAGATTAGTAGACACTTTAATTGTTTTTCGGATTCTTAAGATGTTAACAACACCTTTTGAGAAACATCAAGCTTATAAGTTTGGGTTTATCGATAGGAAGGGAAAGCGTATCAAAGAGATCGAGGATGAAAATGGTAAGATGGTTAAGAATAACCCTTTTACCGCCAAAGAAAAATCCTCACTCACGCCTTTGCATAGGATAGTTTTCAATCTTAAAAAGATCATCGAAAAAGTTCCATTTGGAAAATCACAATTTGCATCATATGTGGTCGCACTCGCATTGCTCAAAGAGGAATGTGAATTGGACGAAACGCAAGCAGATGAGTTGTGTGAAAAGTTCTACAGATGGTTAAAAGAAAATAACAGGTTTACACCTGATCTAATAACAGAATCATCTGATTTTCCTAATCTGATCGTGAAAGAAGCTTACAGATTGAGGATGCAATTAAAACAAAATGATAAGATATATCCTCCAAAAATGGAATGCCTTATCTTAGGAGAACACAGTTACATCTACGGTATCAAATTATATGTTGGTTATGTAGATGCAGACAGAGTATTGGTAACAGCAGATGACGTATATTGAATCATATAATTCATTTATAACCGAGAAGACGATTAAAGTCGGTGAAGATGCAGTAGACACTGAAAAACCCATTCACTACGCCTTAGTGGTTGACAAGAAAGTTCTCGCAACAGGAAATAAGAATGAAATGTTGAAGTTGCATAAAGAGACTAAACACTCTAGAGTATGGAAGACCACTTTGGGGGTGGATGAAATTGTAGAAGAAGCACCTATGAACGCTACAGGTGCAGCCGTCTCAACAGACAAACCCATTGTAAGAAAGAAGAAAAAAGACAAGTATGAGGTTTGGAGACGTGCAGCATTAAAGAATAGCTAGGTTTTATTATGCATAAATTTTTGAGCTATCTTGCACTGTTCACCGCTCTTTCTATAGCGTCGATCGCTGCATACTTTTCAGTCGTTGGTCTTGCAACCATATTTGCTGGTGCATGGTTAGGTGTAGTCCTAATGACAGGTGCATTAGAGTTTGGTAAAATCGTCACAGCAGCTTACCTTCATATCTTTTGGGATCGACTGAACGTCTTAAAGTGGTATCTAACCCTTTCAGTAGTTGTTCTTATGTTAATCACCGCACTGGGGATATTTGGATACCTTGCAAAAGCATCCTCAGACACTTCCTATGCAACTGCATCATCACAAGCAGAAGTTGATCGATACAACACTCAAATTGAAAGACAAGAAAACAAAATAACTTCACTTACTACGAGACTTGATACACTGGGTGGTGGTCGATTTGACATAACCGACAGTGTAACAGCACAGGAACAGATTAGGGATGGTGCATGGGATAGGGTTCAAGGTGACATAGACTATGCTCAGAGTCAAATAAACGGCGTTAGAGACCGCTTAAAGGTCGACCTAGAGTCATTGGACAAGATAGTGGAAAGTTACACCTCACAGGGGACTACAGGAAGTATATTTAACAGTGAAGACAATGTTGCACTAGGTATTCGAGAAAGAAACAAACAACAACCCCAAAGAGATAAACTACAAGAGGACGCAACTGCTCAAATAGCCAAATTACAGGGAAATATTGACAATTATAGAGCTCAAGCACAGGAGACTATTAACGGTGCAAACGCAGAAATCAAGAGATTACAAACACTTAACAATTCTTCACAGGATGAGGTCATTGCCAAAACTGATGAAATCAACGAAGAAATCGATGAAATTTATAACGTAATTGCAGTATACAGGGACGAAAGGTTTGTATTCGAACAAGAAATACTAGGGTTCGAACGAGAAGTCGGCCCAATTAAGTATGTAGCCGAAGTAATTTACGGTCAAGACGAAGCTGTCAAGTATCTTGACAACGCTATTAGGGCAGTCATTTTTGCTATTATCTTTGTTTTTGACCCACTTGCAGTTCTATTATTGATCACATCAGCAGGGATTATTATTGGGAAGAAACGTAAACCAAAGAGACCTTGGAATATACTAGCCAAAAAACCAACGGTCAATAAAGTAGAAAAAATAGTTTTACGAGTGCCTAAGGGGAAGAAGACCATCGGAGGCAAACGTAAAATAACACTAAATAACAAGTAACTATATTATAGGAAAATATTATGGCAAATGAAGAAAGATTAGCACAACTTCAAGCAGCTCTAGACGAGTTGGTAGAACCTGTTCCAATTTCTGATAAAGAAGTAGAACTACGGTCAGAAGACTCTCTCAATACAGCTCAAGAATCATTCAACAGAGCACAAGCTTCGTATATCGAATCTGTGGCTCGACTCGAAGGAAAGATTGCAGCTGAAAAGGCGATCGAAGACCTTCCTCTTCCTGATGATTCTGTAGAAGAAGAATCCGAAGAAGAGACCGAAGAAGAAGAATAAACCCTCTAGTAAAATCACCATTTATACTGTATAATAGAGTATAAATGCTATGGTTAGAAAGAAAATATCTTTCTATGGTGATCTCCAACTTGGAGATGGCCAAATGGAAGAACGATAACACATTAAATCATCGATGTCCTTATTGTGGTGATTCTGCAAAGAATCAGTATAAGGCACGTGGGTATCATTTTGTAGTTGAACAAAGCTTCATTTACAAGTGTCATAATTGTGGTAAGGCAACCTCATCCGTTAAATTTTTAAAGGATAATTTTCCAGTTATTCATAAAGAATATCTGAAAGAGTGGTTAAAAGAACAGGGTGTAAAACCGAAGGCGAAAAAGTTGCCTTCAGCCAATGAATTCAAGTTCACACCGCGAACCGAATCTCTAAATACGAAGGACGTTCTGAGGAAGGTCTGTAAAAATGCTTGGGAAGTCAGTGTTGCTAGCACATATCTTCTTAACAGGAAGATTCCCAAGACAGAATTATATTATGTTGACAATTCTGAACTCTTATCTGCACTGTCAGAGAAATATAAAGACAGAGTTCTTGGTAATGATCCTCGGATAGTCATACCATTCTATGATGAGAATGGGGAATTAGTAGGTGTCAGTGGTAGAGCCATCAATAACTCACCACTACGATATTTAACACTTAAATTCCTAGATGATGTTCCACTCATCTATAACTTGAATGAAGTGGACAAATCAAAAACTATCTATATTACAGAGGGGCCAATTGATAGTTTATTCCTACCAAATTCGATTGCTGTCGGTGGTAGTGACTTCACAAAGATTGATAACAGCATAAAGAGAAATGCAGTCCTAATATATGACAACGAACCAAGAAATCATGAAATCCTAAAAAAATTAGCCGAGGTGATAGACCTTGGCTTTTCTATTTGTATTTGGAATGATCGAAGAGTGAATGAATGTAAAGATATTAATGATATGATTTTGAGTGGTTTAAGTCAGGCTGATATTGTGGATATTATAAACTCTTGCACTCATAACGGTCTCTCTGCAAAATTAAAACTAGCGGAGTATAAGAGAATTTAATGAATATGAATCAGACCGATATAAAAGTAGTAAAGTCGAGCGGTGAACGAGTTGATATTAATTTAGAAAAGATTCATAGAATGGTAGAGAAATCCTGTAGACATATCACAGGGGTTTCAGAAAGTTTAGTAGAAATGAATAGTGGTTTACAATTCTTTGACGGAATAACCACTAAAGAGATACAACAGATTTTAATTAGGTCTGCATCAGACTTAATATCATTAGATCATCCCAATTATCAATTTGTTTCTGAGAGATTATTACTCTTTTTAATACAGAAACAGGTTTTTAACACTAAGTGGAAAGACAGTGAAATATATCCACCACTGGGTGATTTAATAGACAGGAACATAAAACTAGGTGTATATGATGATGTCTTGAAATACTATTACACGGATGAAGATATTGCTAAGATTAATACTTTTATTCGTCACAGTAGAGATTTAGATTTTACCTACGCTGGTCTTCAACAAGTAGTAGACAAGTATTTGGTTCAAGATAGATCAACAGGTATAGTTTATGAAACACCACAGTTCATGTATATCTTAATTGCAATGACATTGTTTGCAAGATATAAAGATAACAGATTGGAATATGTTAAGAGGTATTACGATGCAATATCTCAATTTAAGATTAATATACCCACACCTGTTATGGCGGGTGTTAGAACTCCAATGAGACAATTTGCATCATGTGTATTAGTTGATGTAGATGATTCTCTAGATTCTATATTTTCATCTGATCTAGCTATTGGTAAATACGTTGCACAGAGAGCAGGTATTGGGATCAACGCTGGTCGGATTAGAGGAATAGGATCGAGGATAAGGGGTGGAGAAGTTCAACATACAGGTGTTGTTCCTTTCCTAAAAAAGTTTGAGTCAACAGTCAGATGTTGCACTCAGAATGGAGTCAGGGGTGGAAGTGCCACAGTGCATTTTCCTATCTGGCACCAAGAAATAGAAGATATTATTGTTCTTAAGAACAACAAGGGAACCGAAGATAATAGAGTAAGAAAGTTAGACTATTCTATTCAAATTTCTAAGTTGTTTTATGAGAGGTTTATGAATAATGAAGAGATTACTTTATTCTCACCTCATGAAGTGCCCGGCTTATATGAAGCATTTGGCACGGATGAATTTGATGAACTTTACGAACAGTATGAACGTGCATACAGCATTCCAAAGAGGAAAGTAAATGCACAGGAATTGATTACAGACATCCTTAAAGAAAGAGCAGAGACTGGCCGTATCTATATCATGAATATAGATCATAGCAATTCACATAGTAGTTTTCTTGACAAAGTAAACATGAGTAATCTTTGTCAAGAAATTACTCTACCAACAGACCCACTTAACCACATCGATGGTGAAGGGGAAATTGCATTGTGTATATTAAGTGCAATTAATGTTGGAACCATTAAAGAAGAAGAAATGGAAGAAATATGTGAACTTGCAGTAAGAGGATTAGATGAGATAATCGATTTCCAAGACTACCCTGTAAACGCAGCAGATATATCTACAAAAGCTAGACGATCATTAGGCATTGGATATATTGGACTGGCACACTTCCTTGCAAAAAACAAGGTTAAATATGATGATCCCCATGCTTGGAAGCTCGTTCATGAGTTATCAGAGAGCTTCCAATATTGGTTATTAAAGGCATCAAATAAACTTGCACAAGAGAAGGGTGAATGTGAATGGTATGATAAAACCAAATATTCACAGGGACTACTACCTATTGACACTTACAAAGACTCAGTAGATGAAATTTATCCCAATAAATTGTTGATGGATTGGGACGGATTAAGAAAAGATATAAAAGAACATGGTTTAAGACACTCAACCTTGTCTGCTCAGATGCCATCTGAGTCCTCTAGCGTCGTTTCTAACGCAACTAATGGTATTGAACCACCTAGAGATTACCTGAGTGTTAAAAAGAGTAAGAAAGGGACACTAAAACAGATTGTCCCACAGTATAGTATTTTAAAGAATCAATATACCCTATTATGGGACATGGAAGATAATGAAGGCTATATTAATGTCGTTGCTATGATGCAGAAGTTTTTTGATCAGTCTATTAGTGGAAATTGGTCTTATAACCCTGAGAATTATCCGAATGGAGAAGTTCCAATATCAGAGATGGCCAAAGATTTGTTGACTACATATAAGTATGGCTGGAAAACAGCCTATTATCAGAACACCTTAGATGGTAAGATAGAAGATGTAGTAGAACATAATCCATTAGAAGACCCTTTTAATGGTGAAAGTGAGGATGAAGATTGCGATGCCTGTGTCATTTGATGAAAAGACTGTAAAATATAAAGATAAACAAGTTATGGAAGGGCAGGAATTAAGAGGTTCCACCAATCCTGATACTTGGCAGTTACTGAAAGAGGGATATGTTGTTCTTAGAAACTATATTCCTAAAGAAATCATTACCATGACTTTAGACACATGGAAAACTATTGAAGCTGCTCCATACACCGAACAAATCCTCCAACTCGAAGAGGATATTATCCAAGACTCTCCCGAAGAAACCCTATACAAATCCGCTGGTGGTTATTGCACGCCATTTGGTGTTGGTCTTCACCACTGGTTAAGAAACAAATTACGAGATACGATTGATCTAAACTTAAGAGAAACTTATTCATACTCAAGGAAATACGAAAGAGGTGCTTATCTTAAAGCACATTCAGATAGACCATCATGTGAAATCAGTGCAACACTTTGTTTAGGTTATAGAACTGATGATAATACTCCGTGGAAGATTTGGGTTGACAACTCAAGGAATTGGGTTGATTGTGTCAGCCAAGAGGAGTTATATAATAAAACTCAAGCAACTACAAACAGACAAAGAAAAGCTAAAGGAATGAAGGTGTTGTCACTGGAGCCGGGCGATGTATTAATGTATCTTGGCCCCAATGTAGCACACTGGAGAGACAAATTGTTAGGAGATTTTAGTTATCATATGTTTCTACATTTTTATAATAGAGATTCAGAACTATGGAGATTACCTGTAACATTGTATGATGATTTTGCTGAAGCATTTGATTATGCAAAACCAGTTGCAGAAAAAGCTTTAGAGACCTTAGAAAGAGGTAAATGGGGTGAAACCCTACCATTAGAATTTGATGGCAGACGTAATCGATACGCACCTGATAAAGAAGGAAGTGAACACGCAGATATGTTTGAAAAATTCAATGACATTTGGCACACTGTTAGATCAGAGGGAGCTTTAGGTGGTAAATTGTCAAGGTTCACTAATAATTATGAGAGTTGGGAATATGATGAGAAAGCTAACGATGGGGAAGACCCTTTTGGTAAAGTTGAAAGCAATACTTATCAAAGACCATCTGAAATTTCACCTGACTATGTAAGACCTCAAAATTCATATCCCGAACCAACAACAGGTGGATGATGGCTATATATTGGAAAACAGAGGGAGACCTAGATTTTAAGAAACGATTTAAAAAATGGTTCAAGAAATTTCATAAACTTATGAAGGAAGGAAGAATTTATAAGGTGATGAGAAAAGTAGGACTAATGAAATGACAGTTTTCAATAAGAAAAATGTGGATTTTACTAAAGAAAAAATGTTCTTTGGTGAACCACTAAATACACAACGATTTGATACCTTTAAATATCCTGTCTTTGATAAATTAACACAAAAACAATTAGGATTTTTTTGGAGGCCAGAGGAAGTATCTTTACAGAAAGATCGTGCCGACTTTCAGACACTGAATGACGCACAAAAACACATCTTCACCTCCAATCTAAGGTATCAAACCCTATTAGACTCGGTTCAGGGCAGGGCTCCATCCATAGCATTTTTACCGTTTGTGAGTCTCCCTGAGCTAGAGTCTTCTATAATCGCTTGGGACTTCATGGAATCTATCCATTCGAGATCGTATACTCATATTATCAAGAATATCTATGCAGACCCAAGTGATGTCTTTGACACCATATTAACTGAACCAGCAATCGTCAAGAGAGCTGAAATGGTTACTAAAAAATATGATGAGTTCATTGCACTAGGACGAAGACGATTGTTAGGTCTCAAGTGTGATGATTATGAGTTATACAAAGCACTATATCTTGCATTGATTAGTGTAAACATATTAGAGGGACTCAGATTCTTTGTTTCTTTTGCTTGTTCCTTTGCATTTGGTGAATTGAAACTAATGGAAGGTTCTGCAAAGATTATCTCGCTGATAGCGAGAGATGAGTCTCAACATTTGGCCATCACACAGCACATAATTAAAAATTATCAAAAAAATGAGAGAATTAAACTCATGAACAAGGTTATGAAAGACTGTGAAAAGGAAGTTTATGAGTTATATGAGGAAGGTGCAGATACTGAAAAGGAATGGGCGGAATATCTATTTAAAGAAGGATCAATGATTGGGTTATCCACACCATTATTGGGACATTATATTGAGTTTATATGTAATAGGAGACTACGTGCAATAGGATTTAAACCTATTTTCGATGTCCCTTCAACAAACAATCCATTGCCATGGACTCAACACTGGTTTTCTAGTAGACGATTACAGAATGCACCACAAGAAACAGAGATAGAATCATATTTGATTGGTGGAATCAAACAAGATGTTAAGGAAGATACATTCAAGGACTTCAAGTTATGAAAAAGAAAACTATAGAAGAATTAAGAAAAGAACAAGAACACACCAAAGGAGCTACGGACTGGTTTCGTCTAGAAGAAGAAATACAAGAGTTGTTGGACGAAGAATCATGAAGAATTTTTATATAAGAAAAGTAGGGAAATATATTAATGTCCCTGTAATAGTAACAGACTTGTTACCAAAGCAGTTCGGAGCTTTAACTTGTGTTTTCTTTGTATTGATTAGACCCAAATTTAGAGATGACGAAGGTTTAATACAACACGAATTAACTCACGTTAAACAAAACCTAAGGACTTTTTTTTACTCAGCCCTTAGACAATATTGGGACAAACAACACAGACTTAATAGAGAGAGTGAAGCATACGCAGTTCAACTTAAACATTCACCTGACTTTGTTTGGGGTGA